GCCAAGCGAGCCCGCGAGGTCTACAAGGCCGGTCGAGAGATCGGCAAAATCCCCGCGATCAAAAACCGGCGGCGTCGGGCTGAGGGGAAAAAGTCGTTTCAGCGATTCTGCAAGCTCTACCTGGCCGACGCGTTCCCTCTCCCGTTCTCGAAAGACCACGAACTGGTCTGCGCGAAGCTCGAAGAAGTCGTCCGGCACGGCGGGCAGTCGGCGATCGCGATGCCTCGGGGATCGGGGAAAACGACGCTCTGCAAAGCGGCGATCCTCTGGGCCGTCCTGTACGGGTTTCACAAGTTCGCTGTGATCGTTTCGGCAACCGGTCCGCAGGCCGACGAGATCCTCGAAAGCCTCCGCACGACGCTGGAGACGAACGAAGCGATCGCGGAGGACTTTCCCGAGGCGGTCTATCCGATCCGGTTCCTCGAAGGCTCGACGAAACGGCATCCGCTCTATCGGGGGCAACCGGTCAACATCGAACTATCGTCCGATCAGATCATCCTGCCGCGAATCCCGAAGTCGGCGAGCAGTGAAGCGACGATCAAGTCGGTCGGGCTGACGGGATCAATCCGTGGGATGCAGCGAACGCTGTCAAGCGGAACAGTCGTTCGGCCCTCGATCACGCTGATCGACGACCCGCAGACCGACGAATCGGCCCGCAGTCCTGGGCAGAACGACATGCGAGAGAGGGTGATCAATAACGCGATTCAGGGGCTCGCCGGCCCGGGGAAGCGAATGGCGATGCTGTGTCCCTGCACGGTGATTGCTCCCGACGACCTGGCGGATCGGTTGCTGGACCGAAAGCGAAATCCGCAATGGCAGGGAATCCGAACGCGAATGGTCCTGCGATGGCCGGGGGACGATGGGCTGAAACATTGGGAGGAATACATCGACCGGCTATCCGAGGGGCTGCGGCAAGAGCGCGGGAACGGAGAAGCGGTCGAATACTATCTTGCGAATCGCGAGGTGATGGACGCCGGATTCGATGTCGCATGGCCGGAGCGCAAGGGCGAAAACGACGTTTCAGCCCAACAGCACGTCATGGAACTGAAATTCACTTATGGGGATCTTGGATTCCAAGCAGAGTTCCAGAACGATCCGATCCGCCCGAAGCAAACGACGTTTTCGGACATCACGGACGATTTCATCGCGGCGAAGTGCAACGGGCTCGATCGCGGCCAGGTCCCGAGTTCCTGCACGCAGATTACGGCATTCGTCGACGTCTCTGGATCAATGCTTTGGTACATGGTCTGCGCGTGGGAACCGTTCTTCACTGGACACGTCATCGATTACGGAGCGTTCCCGGATCAGGCCCGCAGCTATTTCACACTCGCCGACGCTCGCAGAACGCTGCAGGACCTGTACGCCGGCCGAGGGGCTGAGGGCTGCGTTTACGCCGGGCTCGAAGCTCTTATCAATGAACTTTGCGTCCGCGAATGGAAGCGGTTCGACTCGATCGGTCTGCGTGTCTCGCGGCTGCTGGTCGATGCGAACTGGGGGCCGATGACAGATACGGTCTATCGATTCTGCAAGCAGACGAAGCACGGCGGGATTGTGATTCCGTCTCACGGTCGCGGGATTTCGGCGAAGGCTCGGCCGATGGATACGTGGCAGAAGCGGCCAGGTGAGGAGCCGGGTTTGAATTGGGTCCTCGGCTCGATCCGGGAAGGCAGGTCCGTGCGGCACGTCACGATGGACGTGAACTACTGGAAAACGGCCGTGATGAACAGGCTGCATACCTCGATGGGCGACAAGGGATCGCTGTCTCTGTTCGGCTCGAAGCCCGAGCAACATCGTATGTTGAAAGATCATCTGCTGGCCGAGACGGCGACCGAGACGTCGGGTCAGGGGCGGACACTGACGGAATGGACCGAGCGTCCGGGCATGGATAATCACTGGTTTGACTGCCTCGTGGGCTGCGCTGTCGCAGCGAATATGCAAGGGATTGACCTGACCGGGACGCGTCAGCAGGAACAGCGAAAGGGATTCACGATGCCTGCGAGGATTGGCCGATGAGCGATGAGAAGCCAGGTTTCACGATGGGGCGACCGGATCACGGCGTAAAGTGCCCGGAGTGCAACTGTGCGGATATGCGGGTTTATCGCACGATCCGACATCATGACCGGATTGTCCGAGTCCGCGTCTGCCGGCACTGCGGGCGTCGAGTGGTCACTTACGAAAGGCTCGCGGGGCAATAGCGCTACCAGTAGCGCAAACCGACAGGAAATTATCCGGAATCGATCTCCCGGAGATTGTTGAAAACTGCCCGGTCGCGAAAACTCGATCCATCGACGCTGATCACGTCGCTCACTCTCAGGCCCATGCAGCGGGCTGCATCCGTTGCATGGGCTTTTTTTATGTCTGACGAGATCAGCGATCAGATCGCCCAAAACGCACTGCAACCGCAGTCCGTGACGATCGACGGCCAGACGGTGAGCGAACATTCGCTCCCGGATCAGATCGCGGCGGCGAAGTTTCTCGCCTCGCAGACAGACGCCCAGGCGACCGGCCTCGGCATCCGGTTTTCCAAGATCATCCCTCCCGGAGCGCTGGGCCGATGATCAATCCTCTCGCGATGGTCAGGAACTGGTTCGCTCCTCGGGGGCAGTCTCTCAATGCGGCCGCGCAGCAAGTTCTTCGCGCCCGTCTCGATGCGGCTGGTCAGTCTGAGGATATGGAAAAGTGGTGGTCCGGTGCCGACCCGTCGGGGCCGAACTGGACTGCTCGATACGACCAGCGGAAGAAGATCCGGGAGCGTGCCCGATACGAAGTCGCGAACAATTCCTATGCATTCGGCATCGTCCAGACGGTCGCAATGCACACGATCGGCCGCGGCCCCCGGCTGCAACTGACTGGACTTGTCCGGGAGTGGAATTCGCAGATCGAGCAGGCCTGGCACGAGCATGTCGAGGCAATCAACCTGGCTCGCCGGCTGACATCGATGGTCGCTGCCCGGGTCTATGACGGCGAATCGTTCGCGTGCTTTTTCTTCAACCCGGCCTTGCGGACTCCATCGACGATCGACATGCGAGTGATCGAGGCGGATCAGGTCCATGATCCGAAGCTGCATCTGACCGACCCGCGAAACGTCGACGGTGTGATCCTCGATGAGTGGGGCAACCCGATTGAATATCGGTTGCTCAAGACGCATCCGGGCGAGCACGCGACGTTGGCGAACTGGGAATACGATACCTGGGCCGCGCATCTGGTGTCGCACCTCTATCGGGAAGATCGACCCGGGCAGCAGCGGGGCCTGTCCGAACTGACGCCGGCACTGCTGCTGTTCGCGATCCTGCGACGGTTCACGCGGGCAACACTGGCGGCGGCGGAAGCGGCTGCCTTGTTCGCGGCGTTTCTCAAGACGTCTGCGGCGAGCGTTCAGCCTGTCCCGAATGATTCTGTATGGTCCTCGGCTGAGATCGATTTCGGGACGCTGACAAGCCTGCCCGAAGGCTGGGACATCTCGCAACTGAAACCGGAACATCCGTCGACGACGTATCCGCAGTTTGTCAATCAGTTGCTGCAGGAGATCGCCCGTTGTCTGTCGATGCCGCCGAACATCGCGCGGTGCAACAGCGAGAATTACAACTATTCGTCCAGTCGGCTCGACCACAATCTGTATTTCCGGCGGATGACGGTTGATCAACAGCAGATCGCTCACACGATCCTCGACAAGCTGTTGCGGATCTGGTTTCTCGACTCGGTCAAGAACAATCCGCGGCTGATCGGCATTCCCGCCGATTACATCACTGGGCATCAATGGTTCTGGGAACCGGCTGAGTCGATCGACCCGGCGAAGGAATCCGGGTCTCGCGATACCGATCTGCGGAATGGAATGACCACAATCCCGATCGAATACGCGAAGCTCGGCCTCGACTACGAAACAGCACAGCAGCAGGCGGCCGAGGCCCTCGGTCTGACGCTGGACGAATATCGCCGCCGACAGGCCGACGCGATGTTTCCCCCGACTGCTGCGCCGGCTGCAGGCCCTGCTGCGAGTGCCAACGCTCCGGCCGACTCGGTGACCGCATCGGTCGCGGGTGAATACGCTGGAATGTCTCGTTTGCAACTGCAGCGAAACCGCAAGGCGATCGACGATCTGCTCGGCGAGATGCTCGACGGGACGCGTTCTCAGTCGTTCACGCTGACGATGCTGCAGGTCCTCGGCCTGTCCGAAGAGACGGCCCGACAGATGATCAATGCGACCCTCGAAGGGCAGAATCCCGAGTCCAGTTCAATCACCGACTCGCAACTCGCCGCATGCATGAAGCGGCAGAATCATCGCCTGCGCCCAGGTCTCACGAAGATCACAGAATCACGTCCGGCCGAGATGTTCGCCCTCGCTGCGAGTGCCGGCCAGAAGCTGACCGCGGCCCCGTCCGGAACGGCGACGATCAGCGAAGGCGGAGACGCTGGCAAGCCGAAGAGGGTCCAGATTCACGCGTACTCGGGCGGCGAACTTCTGGTCGACGGATTCGATCTGCCTGTCGTTGTCGATCTCGCCGGCGTCGTGCTGCACACGGACAACATTCCATATCTGTGCGATCACAAGGAAGACTCCGAGCACACGATCGGCCAATCGGCCGAGGTGACCGTCGGCCCCGGTGGAATCGATTCCGTGGGTCCGATCCTCGGCGAGAACGAAGCGACACAGAACGTCGTCACGCTCGCCGCGAAAGGGTTTCGGTGGCCGGTCTCGATCGGCGGAATGGTCCAGCGTCCGGAGCGTGTCGCAGCCGGAGCAACTGTCAACGTGAACGGCCGCGATTTCGTGGGCCCAATCATCATCGCGCGGGGGTTCACTCTGCGCGAAATCTCGTTTGTCCCGGTGGGGGCGGACCCGTCCGCATCCGCATCACTCGCCGCATCCGCGGCCAAAAAGAATGGAGTGTCTAAGATGGGTTTTGAACAATGGTGCGCGGAGCAAGGGTTCGACGTGGCGACGCTGAGCGATGCGCAGAAAGCGGCGCTGATGCTGGCGTATCAGGCGGCAACCGCTCCGGTTGACGCTGCCGCTGCGACTGCTCAACAGCAGGCGGCTCCGGCTGCTGCCGCGGCTGCGCCGGGATGTGCGACCGACCCGAACAAGCCTGCTCAGGCGGGAGCGGCCGGAACGACTGCGATGCAACTCAGCACGCAGAACCTGATGACCGCTTCGGCTCGGCAAGGTTGGGCGGCCGAGGAAGCCCGAGTCCTGCAGATCCGACGACTCACGGCGTCGGCTGACACCGGTGACGAAGCGATGGCGAAACTGCGGATCGAGGCGATCAAGTCCGGAGCCTCGGCGAGCGATGTCGAATTGTCGGTCCTGCGTGCCCAGGCGAATCGGGCTCCGGCGGCGATCGTCCGGAACGTCGATAACAGTGCCCGAGTCCTGACCGCGGCCCTGTATCGGAACGCCGGCATCCAGTATTCCGAAAAGGACTTCACGCCGCAGGAACTGGACACGGCGCACCGTCAGTATCCGTCGGGCGTCGGCCTGCAGGAGTTGCTGTTGATGGCGGCCGCGTCTCGCGGCGAAAACTACCATACGGTCAACAGCGGAAACTTGCGTCAGGTCCTGCGTGCTGCGTTCTCGACCGGCTCCATCCCCGGCATCCTGTCCAATGCGGCGAATAAGTCGCTCCTCGACGGATACAGTTCGGTCGAGGACGCCTGGAAGCAAATCGCCTACGTGCGATCTGTGCAGGACTTCAAGTCTTCGACGGCCTATCGACTGACGACCGATGGAAACTTCGAGAAGATCGGCGCGACCGGAAAGCTGAAGCATGCGTCTTTCGGCGAGGAATCGTACAGCGTGCAGGCTGACACCTATGGTCGGCTGATCGCGATCAATCGGCAGATGATCATCAACGATGATCTCGGGGCGCTGTCCGACCTGCCGCGCGAGATCGGACGCAAGGCCGCGTTGAAGCTGAACGCTGTCTTCTGGGCCGCGTTCCTCGACAACTCGACGTTCTTCACGTCTGGCAATTCCAACTACGTCACCGGGTCGACCTACGTTCTCGGTGCCGTCGGTCTCGAACAGGCGATTGTCACGTTCCGCAAGCAGACCGACCCGTCGGGCGCTCCGCTGGGCGTCAATCCCGCGCTGCTGCTGGTTCCGCCGGAACTGGAAGCGACGGCCAATCAGTTGTTCCTGAGTGACACGTTCAACACCGGCGGATCTTCGAGCACGTCGAAAGTTCCGAACGCGAACGTGTTCAAGGGCAAGTACAAGCCGGTCCCGTCGGCGTACCTGTCCAACAGCACGTATACCGGCTATTCGACGACCGGCTATTACCTGCTCGCCGATCCTCGGGACATGGCGACGATCCAAGTCGCGTTCCTCAACGGGCAGCAGAATCCGACCGTCGAAACCGCAGACGCGGACTTCGATCAACTCGGCATTCAGATGCGCGGTTACTTCGACTTCGGTGTCGCACTGATGCAATACCGAGGCGGCGTCAAAGTCACCGGCGCATAGTTCTGACGTTCCCTCTCCCGCGCTGCTGATGTGGCGCGGGGGAGTTCTGTTCTCCTCATCTATTTCCGCTGTCGCAGCGATCGATCAAATCTCAGGAGTAGTGAATTATGGCCTACGAATCGACTCTCTATCAGGGCGATGTCTGCGTGTTGGATTACACGCCGGACGCTGCACTGACCGGCGGCGAGGTGATCCAGATGGCGGACGGCCGCGCGGGGATCACTCCCGTCGACATCGCCGCCTCGGCGCTTGGTGCCGTTCGGACAGAAGGAATTTTCGTCGTCGCGAAGACCGCGAATATCTATTTCACGGACGGGGCTCCGGTCTACTGGGACCATTCAGCGAACAAGGCCTATTTCAAGTCGGTCTCTGATCGCGACTTTTTCCTCGGCTCCGCGGTCGGGGATGCGACCGAAGCGTCGACGACAATGTACGTCAACCTGAACGTGAAACCGGAATACAAGCTCGACCTGGCTCGCGACGCGTATCTGACCGCTCCGGTCGGAACGCAGGCACTCGGCGGGTTCCTTCCTCCGGCGAGAGAAGGCGGGGCGATCGCGTTCAAGCTGACTGCGACCAGCGAAGCGCAGAAGGCCGACGCGCTGACGGTCGAGCGACTGGCTCCGGGGTCAAATCCGATCGTCGAGGGCGCGTTCCGGATGCCCAACGGCGGATCCGGTTCCGCGTCCGACTTCTCGATCGGCCTGGCCAATGCGACGCATGCGACCGACGCGGACGCGATCACGGACAGCATCTTTTTGCACATGGATGGCGGGTCGACTGCGATCAAAGCGGAGTGCGACGACGGCACGAACGAGACGGCTGCGACCGACACGACAAAGACGTTCACGGCCGGAACGGCGATGGCGAATCAAGTCCATTTCGTCATCGACTGCCGCGATCTGTCGAGCATCAAGTTTTACATCGACGGCGTTCGTGTGCTGAGCGGAACGACGTTCAGTGTCGCTGCGATGACGAACGCTCTCGGACTGCTGGTTCACCTCGAAAAGACGACGGGAACCGAAACGGCCGACATGACGATCGACTATCTGCGGGCTCGCATCGCGCAGAAGTGACGGTGACGCAGATGGTCCGGTGGCCGATCGGGTTTCATACGCCCGGAAGCTGGGTTCGACTCCCAGATCTGCCATTAAGTTTCACTGACGAGGCAACATGACCGACCGAGTGCAAACCGCCGCGGATCGCCTGAATGACCGACTGAAAAGTCGGGCGTCGATGACGATCACTTACACGCGCGGGGCGTACTCGGTCCAGTTGTCCGCCTCGATCAGCGAACGAGAGTACTCGGAGACCGACGCACAAGGCATCGGCATCGTCATGCAGGCGGTCGACTTTCTCTGCGATGCGGCGGACCTGGTGCTGAACAGTGCCACAGTCCTGCCGACAACCGGAGATCTGATCACCGCGGCCGACGGCAAAACGTACATCGTCACTCCGATGGGTGGCGAACAGGAATATCGGTTGGTTCGGGGCCGCATCAGGATTCACACGAAACAGCGATGAGTTCCACACGCGTTGCCATTGCCGATGTCGTCGCCAGCATGCTCGGTGCTCCGGGTGCGCTGTCTGTTGACGTCACCACGGAACGAGTGTGGAGCACCAACAAAAAGATTGACGAACTGAAGGCCTTGTCGACTCCGCTGCTGACGATCGTTCCGATCGACCAGGAAGACGAACGCGACAGTCGATCGACGTTCGGCGAAACGTACACGATTGATGTCGCGTACCGAACGCTGATCAATGATCAGGAAACGACGACGCTGGATAATCACGACGCGGTACTCGAAGAGATCTCGCGGTTCTTTCGGTCGCATTCACTGACGAATCGGTCCGAGAAATTCATCGGTTCCGAATATCTGTCGGTGCTCGACCAGACGCTGCTGAATCAACTGGTCTATGTCGGCATTGTGCGACTCACTTTTGCGAAAGCAGGTGTGTCGTGATCAAGCTGAAGATAGACGACGCGAAGCGGATGTTTTTCAACGCAGACATCATTGGCGACGCGGTCAATAAGTCCTCTCGGCAGGTGCTGAAGAAATACGGCGGACTCGTGCGCAAGATCGCCCGTCGGTCGCTCCGCAAAGCCAGGCAGAAGCCAATCGGACAACTGACCGAGGAAGAACGGAAGAATCTCCGCATCCGTCAAGAGATCGCAAAGCGGACCGGCAAGCCGAAACCTGCTCGGCCGCTGCTGCCGTCCAAGCCTGGTGAACCGCCGCGGGTGATCACCGGTCTGCTGAAGAAGTTCACTTACTTCGTTTTCGATCCGGCGACGCAGTCCGTTTTAGTCGGTCCGGTCAAGCTCCATCAGAAGTCTGACGGCGTGCCCGAGGCTCTTGAGTTCGGCGGACGGTCGACCGACACGAAAGGCCGGCCGATCACGATCAAGGCTCGACCGTGGATGACGCCGGCCAACGCGATCGCGATGAAACAACTGCCCGGGATGTGGGCGAATTCTGTCACATCATGAGGGGAACCATGCTAAACGGTTACAAGACTTACGCTGCGTCGGGCGGTCTGGCACTGCTAGCGATCCTGCAGGCGATCTTGGCAGATC